CTATGCTTGCAGAGAGTCACATCAGTATTCATACTTGGCCTGAAAATGGCATGGCAGTTTGTGATGTCTTTACTTGTGGGGATAGCGCAGAACCAGAAAAGGCAGTAGAATATATGCAAGAACAATTGAAGGCAACCGACATTGTTTCCAATAAATTTGAGCGTCCTTTAGAATGAACATCTTTGTTACCCATCCAAATCCCCGTGCTTCTGCCAGGGTTCTCCCTGACAAACACGTTGTAAAAATGCCTCTAGAGAGTTGCCAAATGCTCTCTATCATTTTTTCTAAGTGGTATTATGATTGGGGAACTATTAACAAAATGGATGGTACGCCATACAATACACAAAAAGGTGCTTTTCGGAATCATCCCTGCACCGCTTGGGCTGGACAAAATATCTACAATACTGCATGGTTGATCATGCACGGCAATGCTCTTGCCTTTGAGTACTATCTTCGATACGGAAAAATACATTCTTGCTCCAAAACTTTGTTTGAAGCAAAAAAACTTTTCCACAAGAAGACAGGTGAACCAATCACCTGCTATAGTATGGCTGAAGGTTTTGCTAGAGCAATGCCAGAGGAATACAAGTTTGATACTGGTATTTCTACCTTTGACGCATACAAGATGTACATCGCATCTAAACCCTGGGCGAAAGACAACTATCTTCGTATGCCCCAACGTAAACCTGATTGGATTTGATAATGAGTGATTTTATTTGGGTAGAGAAGTATCGACCCAAAAGTATTAAAGAATGTATTCTACCTGAGGCAACTAAAAAAACGTTTCAGGAGTTCCTAAATAGGGGCGAGATTCCTAATATGCTTCTTGCTGGTCCTCCTGGTATCGGTAAGACAACTGTTGCAAAGGCTCTCTGTAATGAACTTGGAGTAGACTGTTATGTCATCAATGGATCCGATGAAGGACGATTCCTGGATACTGTCCGAAACAATGCGAAGAACTTCGCTTCGACCGTCTCGCTTTCGTCAACTGCAAAACACAAAGTCATCATCATTGATGAAGCAGATAACACATCCAATGATGTACAACTCTGCCTACGGGCGTTTATTGAGGAGTTTGCTAGCAACTGCAGATTCATCTTCACCTGCAACTACAAAAACAAAATCCTTGAACCCCTCCACTCCCGATGTGCAGTCATCGACTTTGGAATCAAAGGAAAAGAACGTCAAGAGATTGCGGCTCAGTTCTTCAAGCGCATCCAAGAGATCTTGGCTGCGGAAAGTGTTGAATATGATAACAAGGTCCTGGTAGAACTCATCAACAAACACTTCCCTGATTGGCGTCGTGTTCTGAATGAGTGTCAACGTTATTCTGTCAGCGGAAAGATTGATGCTGGTATTCTTGCTACCTTCTCCGATGTTGCTGTAAATGACCTCATCAAAAACCTCAAAGAAAAGAACTTCCCCGAAGTTCGGAAGTGGGTGGTATCTAATTTGGATAATGATACTACTGTGCTTCTGCGCCGTATTTACGATGCTCTTTATAGCTCCCTTGAAAACAACAGCATTCCTGCTGCTGTGCTCGTGCTTGCTAAGTATCAGTATCAAGGAGCATTTGTGGCGGACCAAGAAATAAATATGCTTGCTTGTTTAACTGAACTTATGGTGGAGTGTAACTTCAAATGAAAACAAAACAAAGACATCAAGTAAAGTCTCGCTGGTATTACATCTTTTGGGGAACTGCCACAGTATCTGTGGTTCTGGGTCAACTGTATGTTGGAACTGGATATCGCTACATGTATAATGGTATGAAAGAACTACTTCAAAAAGTTGACGGAGTGCTTCTCCGCGCAGAACCTAATGATGGACCTAATTTTCTCTGATGAATAAACTTCATGAAATTTTTTCTGTTCCGTTATATGAGACCAACTTTCCAGTTTCTCAAACTGATTTAGACTTTGTAAAATCTCAGGAGTATGAAAGATACGCATACTCTTATATGAGCGAGGGTAATGTTCTTGCCCATGATGAAATGAAAAAGGTGCGCGACTTTATTACGTCACAAGTCGAATATTACTTTTATAATATCTGCGGAATGGATTATGATGTAAAACCAGAACTCACAAGTTCTTGGGCCAACATTCACATTAAGAATGATTGGACCATGCGCCATTCTCACCCTAATGCTATAATTAGTGGAGTATGGTATCTTTCTACATCTGATGATACTGGTTCATTACTTGTTCATCGCGAGAATGGTTTGTTTGGTAATCAGATAGACTTCAATCGTAGAGAAAATAATTATCTTAACTCTGAACCTTTATACTTTCGTCCTGAAGTAGGCACCATATATCTTTTTCCATCAACGCTTAAGCACAGTGTTGATGCTAATCTAGATAGTAATGAAAGAATATCTGTTGCTTTTAACTATATGATGAGAGGAGTGGTAAATTCTTATAATGTGAAAATGAAATTATGATCGTATCTGAAACTGATGCTAGATGGGCAGCAGATGAGTTTATCAAGTATTTCTCTCAAATGGGAAATATTGAAGACTATTTGCGCTTTGTGAAGAAAGAAGTTATCAAGACCACTAATACTATTGCTCCTTTGCATGATGAGTTCTTCAATGAAGATATTCATCCAGAGGACATGGAGTTTGATATCAAGTTTGTTGGTGATCGTTTCCAACAGTCAATGCCCCAGGAGCATTACAATACTCTTCTGAAGGCAGTGTCTTCTCATAATAACGAAAGTAATATTCCTGGTAGAGAACTTCGTTGGATGGTGTTTGAAAAGAACACTAAGAAAGTTCTTGGGTTTATTCGCTTTGGATCCCCTACAATTAATTCCAAACCAAGAAACGAATGGTTGGGCAAAGCACCCAATCTTTCTATTTTCAATCGCCATGCGGCTATGGGATTTGTGATTGTCCCATCACAACCTTTTGGATACAACTATTTGGGAGGAAAACTCCTAGCACTTCTGTGCTGTTCTCATTTCGCCCGTGAGACGCTTAATGAGGTCTTTGAGAAGGACATTGCTCTATTCGAGACAACATCGCTCTACGGGTCTACTACAGATGCCTCACAGTACGATGGCCTCAAACCATTCATGCGATACAAGGGTTTGACTGAGAGTAAGTTCTTGCCTTTGCTGCATGATGAAGCATTTCATAAACTTCATGATCGGTTCACTCTTCTGAACAACAATACTCCACTGACTGACAATAAAGCATCGTCGAAAAAGATGAAGCGTCAGACCAAGATGATTTCTATTACTCGTAATTCTCTTAAAGAGTATGGTTTGGACAATGAATTAGATCAATTCAATTCTGTAATACAAACCGCACTGTCACTAACACAGAAGAAGAGAACTTACTTTTGTGAGTACGGATATTCTAACGTTCGTGAAGTGATTCTTGGTGAACAAGAAGAACTGCTTCGTGGACCTAATTGGGACAAGTTCTATCTTGAGAACATCATCTCTTGGTGGAAGAGGAAAGCAACAAAGAGATATGAAAAACTAAAAGCAGAAGATAGGTTCAGAACAAAGATCGAACTCTGGACAGATGATGACGACATTCAAATTATCCGATGAAGTGTGAAGTAAAACTATTCAAGGCTGGAACAGTCTTTACTGAAGAAGTGATTGCTGTTGATTATCAAGACGCCCGTAAGGTTGCTCTTGCTCGTAATCCTGGTGCAACAATTATTAGTGTCAACGCTGTATTTAAATAATGGAACTCAAAGACTGGTTAAATTCAATCAACTTTACTAAAGAAGATCTAAAGGAACACGCAAAAGATTATCCTCCATATATTATCAATCGTTGTCTTTCTGGGCACTTGGATTGCATTATGTTTGCCAATGAAATGAACAAGTATCACTTTCTTGATAAAGATATGCAATATTCCTTTTTCCTAAATACTTTGAGGAAAAAGAAGAGATTCTCTCCCTGGCTCCGCAAAGAAAAAGTCACAGACTTAGAATGTGTCAAAAAATATTATGGATATAGTAATGAAAAAGCATCTCAAGCTCTGAAGATTCTTACAAAGGAACAAATTAACTTTATTAAACAACGACTTGACATTGGAGGAACAAAATGACTGCAACAGTTGAACCTACTGTAGAATGGTCACAGGATAAAATGGTGGAAGTGATCCTGAATGAACCAGATGATTTCCTCAAAGTTCGTGAGACTTTAACTCGCATTGGAGTTGCATCGCGTAAGGAAAAGAAACTCTATCAATCTTGTCATATTCTGCACAAGCAAGGTAGATATTATATTGTCCATTTCAAAGAACTCTTTGCATTGGACGGTAAACATGCCAATCTTACGGTTAATGATGTACAGCGCCGTAATCGCATCGCTCGCCTACTTGCTGATTGGGGTCTCATTACAATCGTAAAAGAAACTTTTGTAGCTGACATCGCTCCCCTAAATCAAATTAAAGTTCTTGCGTATAAGGACAAAAATGATTGGGTTCTTGAGCAGAAGTACAACATCGGTAAGAAAGGAAAGCAACAAGAAGAAGCATAAATAAAACGTCGCTCTTTCGTGCGCGACACGCTACATACGGAATATACGCTACTATTTGGGGGTTACCAACACCCCCTTTTTTGTGCTTTGTGTTATAATTAGTAGTGGATGCCGAACGGGTCCACACAATCAAATCTCGCTTACAAAGGAGAAGTAAAGATGGGAAACCTCATGAAGTATAATGCTGCAAATATCGATCAGTTGCTTGATCGTATAAATAAGAACAGCATCGGTATGGATGAATACTTCGATCGTCTGTTTACACTACACGAAACAACGACGAAT